TTTCTTCTTAAACTCTCTATCTTCTTTTAAAGTCTTAAGTATCGAATTAACACCCGCTAAAATTTTCTCTAGAATACCTGGTTCCCTTTCATCTTCACCACCTTGCCTGACCAGTGCTCCTCCCTTTGAAGGTTTGCTTCTGACAAGTGCTCCTCCTGCTGATCCTGGTAGTGCTTTCTGACTCCGACTAACCTTAGCGACTGGTAATTGTTTTTTGAATGCTCCTGCTGATATCTGTGTCTTCTTTACTTTAAATGTTTTTTGAGTATCTTTTTTTACTCTTCTGAATTCATCAGTAAGAACTTCTGTCTCTTCTGATGAGAGTTTGCTGCTAGACATTCTACCAGCCATCATCTTCTCTTTGAGAAGAGAAATATAATCTTCGCGATCTAAGTCACCAGTAAAATCTAATCCAAGCAACTCTGCTATCCGTGGATCTATACCAGTGTCAGTTTGAGTCGCCCTAGATGCCATTCGCTTGTTGATGCTTTAGTTTTTCTTCTTCAAGATGCTGTTCCAACAATGCAACGTAGATGTCTCGTTCCCAAGGCATCAT